GAATGTTATTTTTCCCCGCAGGATTGGCACATCAAGTTTATCCTTTTTATGGAACAGAAGAAGAGAGAATAACAATAAGTGGAAATATTTCTCTCGTAGATCCAAATGTACAAGAATCTAATTTTAAGAAAATGTTGGAAGAAGGTGCTCGTGCAATTGAAGAAGATGCAAAATTTATGAAAGAACTCCGAAAATGAGTATAGAATATTACGACGCTCAAGAAGCAAGATCAAAAAAATCTAGACAGAACAAGAACACTCTGTTGTGGAAAGAGTGGAGAGAAGACTTTTAATATTAAATAAGGGAAATAAAATGAAACTAATCGAATTAAAGTATGAGTTAGATCGAACCCCACAGAAACCAATCACCTTTGTTAAGTATTTTAAAACATGGAAGAGTTTGGATAAGTTCGTGATGTCTGGAAAAATCAAAAAGTATAAGGTAAAGGGGCAATCGTCTACATTCTCAGAACGAATAATAAACTACACCTCTGTCTTATGGGAAGATAACGAAAAAAGGAAAAAATGAAACAACAAGAATGGTACAATAAAAATTGGAAATCAGTAGATATGTTAGTTCTATTATCACTAACCGTATTTTCCACATACTGGACATTGAACATATTTGGACTAGTGTCGTGGGTGGCTTTGTGGTAGAAGATTTATTTCAAACGAAAACAAGTTTTGGAAAATACTTTGATGACCAACGCGATAGAATCGTTAAAGCGATGCAGAACAAGAACGCTCAGTTGTGGCAAGAGTGGAGAGAAGACTTTGATAAACGACAAAAATTAAAATAAACAAATCATGAATATTTTCTATCTAAGTAAGAATTGGAAACGTGCTGCAGAAATGCACTGCGATAAACATTGTGTGAAGATGTTGGTTGAATATGCTCAACTAATGTCAACAGCTCATCGGGTTATTGATGGCACAGAATACTATGCAAAAACCAAAAACGACAGAAAGATTAAACGGTGGTTGCATCCAGACCCAAAGTTAGAACTTGAATTATACAAGGCCAGTCATGTAAACCATCCAAGTAATATATGGGTGAGAGAAAATGAAGAACATTACACTTGGTTGTTTCGATTGTTTCGTATGTTGAGTGAAGAATACACTAAACGATATAGTAAAAAGACTCTCATTAAAAATTTTGGTGGTGAATTTAAAGTACACAAGTCATGGGATAAACTTGGTAAAATTTTAGAGGTTGCACCAAAGAATATCAAAGACAACGGATGGGTAGACCCCCCACAATGTATGCCGGACCATTGTAAAGATGAAGATACAGTGACGGCTTACAGGAACTACTACATAAAAGAGAAAAGTAGTTTTGCAAAGTGGAACTATTCTGGAAAACCACAATGGATGATAACATAATATGAGTGAAGATATCAATGTTCAAATATATATCAATAAGAAAGAAATAATGTATTCACACCAGAATATAGTATCGGTCATCAATACATTTTTGCCTTATTTGACCAATCCAGATTTAGATGAATTGAATGATAGGTGTAAATCTCTAAAAGTACATAGACATCAACAAGAACAACAATCTAAACTTGATGCTAAAAATCTCTCTATTCAATCAAACCGGCATGATACTTAAATGAAGAAAGCGAAAAAAAACAAACATCTTTCCTTACACGGTCTTGAACCAGGCACAGAAGAATATAAACGTGTAGAGGCTATTTTAATCAAACAGATCTGTGAGATTGATCTAGGAGATGAAACCCGATTTGAAAGAAAAAAGAAATGAAGGAAATAAATGGTAGCATTTACACATTTGTCAATGATTGCGTTTGTGATATTAGGTTTGTCTATGGTGAGGTTGATGATAAATTACACTTCATTATTAGCAAAGAATCATAATGATGATCCAGATGATGATGTTGAATTTTACTGGCCACACACAGGAATTTGTTTTATAACATTTTCCACTATTATTTTATTTTGGTGGACTTCTTATCCATTGAGAGACTTGACCTATTTTCCAAATGAAGGATGGAACCTATTCACATTTCTATTATATCTGTCAGTACCCTTCATGTTTTTTATGGTTAGTGAAGTAGTAGCTCCACAGCCCGATACATATAAAGATAAATCGGTTAATTTACGAGAATATTATTACAAAAATCATAAGGTCATACTAGGACTAGCATGGATGTTACAACTATTACTCATAGGAAATCTATTCGTATTCTTTCAGGGGGAAGTAGCATCACTCAAGGTTGTTGGTAGAGTCATTATGTTATGTGTCATGACTCCTATGGTGATAAGTAACAACAAAAAATTACATGAAATCGGTATGGGAATTTTTCTTGTGGGATTTATCTATACTATTATAAAATATCATATTTACATTTAGAGTTTATGAATTGTCATGAAAGATTTAAAATGAGTAAAAGTGAAGTAGAAATAATTGACCACATGGGAACCGATGCTTCTATCGTCAATGCTGCCAGAGTTTCTTTTGGTAAGCGAATAAAAGTGATGACAGAAGGTGATACTAAACTAATCAAGTATCTCGCACAACACAATCATTGGAGCCCATTTGGTCACGCTTCGTTACAATTCAAAATCAAAGCACCAGTATTTGTTGCAAGACAACTGGTCAAACACACTGTAGGTTTATGCTGGAACGAAATTAGCAGACGCTACGTTGATGCATCACCAGAGTTTCATTCAGTAGAGAAATGGAGAGGAAGACCAATCGACAAGAAACAAGGTTCGGATGGTCAGGTGGAAAAACAAGGAGAATGTGATTATCTAAAACGACAAGTGGAAAATCTTGCGTTTGATAATTATGAGAAGATGCTGGACGCAGGAGTTGCTCCAGAACAAGCACGTATGATACTACCTCAATCAGCAATGACGGAGTGGTATTGGTCTGGAAGTTTATTTGCTTTCAGTCGGATATGTAATCTACGCTGTGCTTCAGATGCACAATACGAAACACGTTTTGTTGCAAATTTACTTAATGAAGAATGTGCGAAATTGTTTCCTATCTCATGGATGGAACTCAGGAATACATAAATATAACAACATTCTTTAACCATTTAATGGAGGTTTTCATATGTTAGAAAAAGCAACAGGCTGGATTCGCAGTCTTACAGAAGCAGGTCTTGCGTTGGTCGCATTAGGCGTGGTTCTTCAAATTCTGTTCGGCGCAGCTGTTCCTTTCATTGGCATTGATGTCATTGGTTCAGTTACCGGAGTAGTCAAATCACTCGGAAGCGAAGGCCTAGTTGGTCTAGTCGCAGTATGGGTACTTTGGGGAATTTATACCAAGAAGTAAAAGACCCCTGTGTGAAAATACAACTGTAGAATGGGAAGAGTGCTTGTAGTGCTTTTCCCATTTTTTTTGTCTAGTGAAAAGGTAAAGATGAGAATTGAAGAAGATGTTAAGTTAGATTTTGGAGATGTACTGATAAGACCAAAAAGGTCAACTCTGGTATCTAGAAAAAATGCTGTATTAGAAAGAAAGTTTAAATTCAAATATTCCGATGATATATGGACGGGCATTCCGATTGTAGCATCCAATATGGATCATACAGGAACGATAGCAATGTGTCATACTCTCATGAAACATAATATACTTACTGCTCTATGTAAGTTTGTCGAATCATCAGAGTGGAGTTGGAATGAAAATATAATGAGAACATTAGGATTGGATGCCGATTTAGATTTTTATACACCAAAATGGATTTGTATTGATATTGCAAACGGATACACTGAAAGATTCTTTAATTATATAAATAAAGTTAGGGAGAAACATTCTCAAGCAATTATCGTTGCAGGCAATGTTTGTACCCCCGAAGCAACCGAACAAATTATTCTTGCAGGAGCCGATATAGTAAAACTGGGCATTGGGCCTGGGTCAGTTTGCATCACACGCAAAATGACAGGTGTCGGTTACCCTCAACTTTCTTGTATTATCGAATGTGCAGATGCGGCTCACGGATTAGGTGGGCATGCAATGAGTGATGGTGGATGTACCGTGCCAGGTGATATTGCTAAAGCCTTTGGTGCTGGTGCTGACTTTGTAATGTTAGGTGGAATGCTTGCAGGTCACGATGAATGTGAAGGAGAAGTTGAAAATGATACAATGACATTTTATGGGATGTCTTCAGAAGAAGCACAAGTGAAATATTATGGAGAGAAACAATCATATCGTGCCAGTGAAGGTAAAGCAGTTCAAGTTCCTTATCGTGGTAGAGTAGAAGATACCATTGAGGAAATTCTCGGAGGATTGAGAAGTGCTTGCACATATGCCGGAGCAGAAACATTGAAGTCTCTACCAAAATGCACAACATTTGTAAAAGTAAATCGACAACTCAATGAAGTTTTCAGTAATTAGGAATAAAACATATGCACAAATCAGTATTAATTTTTGTAATGATGATGACATTGATGTTCGTTGGATGCGAAACAGTAAGACAAGTTAAAGCAGGATGCTGGGGTTATTGGATTCACAATGAAGGCCATAAGAGAGGCACTAGGTTAGACAATCAAAATAACAATAGACCTATGAGACAATGTGTAGATGAGAATTTTCCTCATCAAGATACAGAAAAAAGACCATACGGTTAAAGTAACAATTTAGATGTAGAAATACAGATTAGAGTAAAAATGTATAAGTCACTAATGTTCGTTATGATATTACTTGGTGGATGTACAATAAACATGACACCAACGCAGAAACAAGTGGAAAATAAAGTTCCTGTTCAAATAGAGGTGAAACAATCTGAACAAAAAAAACATAAACTTTGGCCACAAGAGAAGAAAGAGTATTGGTATGCAAGATATTTTCATACAATGGCTAATCATCCTACAATTCAAAAGATGTTACGGCCAGATGAAGTATTTGAAATAGTCAAGTGTGCTGTATCAAAATATGAAGAAGATCATGACTATGAATGGTTTCTTCAAAATCTTGGAGAAACACAATTGCTTACACAAGCTAATCACAAGTATGTCTATGATACTACGACAATGTGTGCGAATATAACAAAATCTAAAAATCCAAGACCAATAGATGTGAGAAACACTATATAATTAAAAAAGGTTGTAATGGAAGTTGATATACACAAGAACGTGCTGAGTCCAAATGAATATGAAATACTAGATTCAGCAATAACAAATGATGAGTTTCCGTGGTACTTTAGTCCTCATCATTTGGAATCAACTTTTCGTTCTGATGAACCAAATCTCTGGCATTTCACTCACAGCATTTTCGATGATAGACAGTCTTCAATTATTCATGGTGGAATGAGGGGAGATGGAAATACTCTTTCTCAATATAACTCTAACATTACTAAAGAACACGAAAGCATTCTGGACTTTATAGATTACACTTATGGCCAAAGTCAGTTGATACGATGCAAAGCAAACCTCTACACAAATCAAGGACAATCATTTCATTATAAAGATCATATAGACCAAGCAGATTATGGCAATGAAGAAATCATGATTGCTATCTTGTCTGTAGGAGAGTCGAATGGTGGAACTGTTATTGGTGATACTTTTTACGAGTCTGAGAAGAACCAATTAATTGTGTTTGATAATGTTCCGCATCATGGAGTGAGTCAGACTGATTCACAAACAAGAATTTGTATTAATTATAATTTTTTGAAATGGTAAGTTTGGAGAAAGTAAATGAGAACGAAAGATTATCGTAGACACCAAGAAGAAAAGAAGAAACGAAAAGTCGTTAAGGATTATGATAAATGGTGGTGGGGAGATGAGACTCCCCGAATGATAGGTATAAAAGCACACACACCAAAAAATTGTAGTTGTCATATGTGCGGAAACCCTCGTAAATATTGGAAAGAAAAAACAATTCAAGAAAAAAGAAACGAAATTTAAAGATACATATATAATTCAGATATAGATTATTTCTTAAACTTTTTTATACGGCAGGTATGATGAGTAAGAAGATGTGGTATTCATGGGAGGAAATGACGCGAGATGTTAATGTTCTTTGTCGTGAAATTGTTTTAGATAAATTCAATCCTCAAGTAATAGTTGGATTATCCCGCGGTGGCCTCACGCCGGGAATTATGATGAGCCATTATTTTAAAAAACCCTTCAAACCAGTTCAAGCAGCACTCAGAGATTTCGCGGAATGGGAAGACTATCTTCCTAGACCTACCGATGAACGCGTTCTTATCGTAGATGATATTTGCGACTCAGGAGAAACTTTTGAAAAGATGTCAAAGTATATTCACAAAAATAATAGTAAATGTGATGTTCGGTTCGCAAGTTTAATTTGGAACAATGAAATCGAATGGGAACCAACTTACTATGCCCAAGACATGGCTAAAGATTCTGACAATATCTGGTTAGTTTTTCCGTGGGAATCTTGGTGGAACGCTCCAGTTTAGTCCAATCGCGGTGATTGGATATTGTGAATCATTGGAAGATGATTCTTTTTTTAACCCAAATCTCGGAAGGAGATTGATATGAAGAAAATTATAGCACTAGTTGTAGGAGCAGTAATCCTTATTGCTTCCAGTGTTTCACTAGTTAGTAAAGAAAATATAAAAGTGGGATACCTTTTGGTCGGCCCCAAAAATGATGGCGGATGGTCAATGCGTCACGAACAAGGTTTTCAGTCATTGACAAAGTATGGTCACAAAGTATTTGGAATCGAAATGGCTCCAGAAGCAGAAGCTGCAAAGTTGTTAGGTAAACTTGCACGAAAGAATGATATTGTTTTCGCAACATCATTTGGTTACATGGATGGTATGGCAAAGGCTGCAGAGAAACATCCTGACACAATTTTTATGCACGCCACAGGTTACAAGGGTAATGACACCAACTTTGATAATTATGGTTGTATGAGTTATCAGGCAAGATACCTCACAGGTGTTGCAGCTGGAATGATGACCAAGACAAACAAAATCGGAGTGGTTGGTTCACACGCAATTCCAGAGATTGTTCGTAACATCAATGCACTTACTCTTGGAGCTCAGAGTGTAAATCCAGACATTGAAGTAAATGTGATATGGATTAATTCTTGGTTCAATCCACCAAAAGATATGGATGCTGCCAAGGCACTTCTTGATGGTGGAAATGATATTCTTTACACAACAACTGATTCACCTAGTGTAGTGGTTGTTGCACAAAAAGCATGGAAACGTGATGGTAAAGAAGTTTGGTCAATGGGGAATGACGCTCCAATGGGACTCAACGGACCCGATAGATACATTACAGGAATGATGTTTCACTGGTCTGGATTATATCAGCGACTTGTGAGCGAAGTTGCAGATGGTACTTGGAAACCAAATCGAAGACTTAATTTGGGACTCAAGCAAAATTGTGTTGCTCTATCTCCGTGGGGCGTGAATGTTCCAGGCAAAGTTGTCAATACTGTTGAGACAATTAAGACTGCTTGGCTAGATGATGACCTTGATGACTTCTATCCGTTTAGTGCTGGTGTCACAAAACGTGATGGTACAGGAGTTCCCCCAAATACTATTAAACGTGGAGAACTTGATACGATGAATTATTTCGTTCAAGGAGTGAACGGAAATCTGTAAGGAGTGAGTGGGGGTTATCTCAAATGACCCCCCAACTTCAATGAGGAAAAAAATGACACAGCGAAACAAGTTTATGGTAACACCAGAAACTATAAAGAAAATAATTGAGGGTCTAAATGACACAAGACAAGTTCCCAAAAACAGAGTTCCAGAAGGAAAGAGAACAATGGTGGAAAGAATTTGGAAAAAAACATAGAGGCAAGTTTAAACTAGATAATATAGATTACTTTACAATTATCGTGTTAATCAGTTCTATTATAGCATTTACATTAATATAAGAGAATGAGTAAATCACTAAAACAAAAATATTCAAACTAATGGGGGCGTCAAGCAGGGTTCTTGCGCCCTGGCCCCTCATTTTTTTATTACTTACATCCTGTGCTCACTACACAGAAATACCTTGTCCGTTTGGTTTAACCGTAAAACAGTTAGACGAAAAATGTAATTTTATTCAGCATGGAAGTACAAGTAAATGGATACTGAAAAAAGAAAATAAATAAAATGACAATTCCGATAATAGATTTCAGAAGTAAAACTTGCGTAGATCAAATGTATGATGCTTACACCACTTGTGGTTTTGCTGTGTTCACACACGTTTACGATGAATGGATTGAAGATTTTACAAAGTGGAAGTTACTCATGGAAGAGTTTTTTCTACTGCCAACAGTCGTAAAAAAACTTAACGCTTATTCAGGTGTGACAGAAAATCTTGGTTACAATCATCTAGAAGAAGAACGACTCACACCAACCATGCCTGGCGATATCAAAGAGAGTTACAATTGGGTTTCACCAGATAGAATGCAGAACAAGTATTGGCCAAGAGAATTTGGGAAACCGAAATTTAAACCTCAGGCACAGAAGATTGAAC